TGCGCCACAGTTCACACAGTTTGTGTTCATTGGTTATTCTTCCTTTGCCTTAAACAGTGTGTCAGGGAATGGAATGCCTAAAAAATGCATATTTGCGTACTTCCTAAATGTCGGCACGCTCATGCCGGCTATCTTTGCAGCTTCCGCCTGTGAACATCTGCCATATGCGTATTCCATCAATCCCTCTCGGAATGATTCAATATTTCGTGTCTTAACTCCCTTTGCCATATCTATACCTCCGTTTAGTACTCAATAATGCCTTGCGCCAACTGTAGCAGATAGTCGCTTTTAGCAAAATGTGTTATCGAGTAGTTAGTCTCTCTTCTATGTGTTCGTCTGAAATGCTCGTTAACCATTCTATCAAGCCCAGTAAGCCCTGTTTCGTCTGCTAGGTAAACATCTGTGCCCTCAAAGTGATTATGCTCCGTATCGGTCACATTAGAAAGCGACAGACATACATTAGTCAGTGTCTTATCGGTCAAAATTGGGTGAACCTTGCAAAAATACGTTTCGTACAGATTCATGTATCTACGGAATGCGTTTTTGACTACTTCTCTAATTGTCTTGTTCTCGATATTGTCATTGCAGATTGTAAAGAACCTATGGACCATATCATCTTTCTTTGCTTGCATATCCTGTCGGGTGACTCTTGCCGTCTGTTCTTCAGGAACAGATGTATGTACCTCTCCCGTAATCTCTGAATTATAGTCTCTGTTTATATTCTCTGTAGTAATCTCTGGTAATGGTCTGTCACATTGTCCTTCTCGACAGGTCATTTTGTCCTGTCGGTCTGTCATATTGTCTTGTCGATTTGTCATTTTGTCCTCATCAGAATTAAATTCATCCACAAGCTCTTGTAATTTTTCAGTATCTATTGTGTACCACTTTGTTTTATCAATGCCCAATTTGTTATAATTAGCAGATACAACAACTCCTTTATTTTCAAGCCTTGTGAATGTTCTCTGTATCGTTTTTTCGCTCCAATACGGAAAATCTTTAGCTTTCCAATCGCTGTATGAGTTATATACCCAATATCTGTCGTCAATAAAATTTTTACCGGCTTTTCTGTTAATTCCTAGCCAATAATTCAATTGATTTAACACTATTGCCTCGTTTAAATCTCCTAAAACAAGTGCTAAATCAGTATTTATGATAAGTGTCTTTGATTTGTCTACAAAAAGTTCATTAAAATTCATAAATTACCTCCGTACCGATAACTCCGTGATTTATATAAAAACAGCTGTCAGGCGGTCACGGTTCCGCTTTTCGTGTTGCAATCACTAGGCAACTGAATTTACCGATTTTTTGAAAAAGTAAGATACACTCCATCAAAAGGTTTCCCAAAACACATTACAGAATTTTGAAGTGTCTCACCCATTGCTTTCAGTCGCGCGTACCTACTAGCAACTTGTTTTTGTGTGTTTTCTTTTATTTTTCCGAAACTGCTATATTGCAGACCATCAGCATTACGCAACCGCTATTCAAGATATAACAGCTCGCACTAAACCGACGTATGATTGATGTGGTGTGGATTTGAACCACACATGTCCGAACAGCGCATAGAACACTATTATCTGTTTTCACAGAGTAGTTGCTTACCCCATTTGCATACACATCAACCGTCAGCATACACCGACCAACGCAGTGCGTAGGATTCGAACCTACAAGGCGAATAAACGCCCGGCGGCTTAGCAAGCCGTTCCAATACCATTATGGGAGCACTGCATCTTGATGGTGCGATTTCTTAAACAACCCATCCATTACGACTGTCTACCACGCACCTGCCAAACAACGTTTTTAGGGAGTTGAGTGAAATGGGTGAAAGAGGAATCGAACCTCTATTGTTTACCACGTGGGAACAGATTTACAGTCTGCCGCAACACCACCAATCGTTGCCGTTCACCCCGAATTTTCTTTGTATCGCCAAGAACATTAGGAAAGAAGCGGTGAGTACCTTTTTTGCTAGAGTTATGCTCACAGGTGGACTTGAACCACCATTCTGCACCAATGCTTACTCTGTTTAATCGGCAAGGTTGGGAATCGAACCCACGACCAATCAGCTAATAGCCGACTGCTCTACCACTGAGCTACATGCCAATAATGAGGGTGAAGTCTAAGGAGTGGCTGCACCCTCCGGAGATATAAATTTGTATGTGCTGTAGGAAAAGAACTAACGAAACCTACAGCAAAGGACATGTGAGGAATTGCACCTCACCTAAGACTCACTAATTTGAGTTGCCCTAGTTTAACAATTAATTAAAGGGGGTATATATGTCTACTCTGCCTATTACAGATGTCTTTACGACAGGTTGGTTTTCACGCTCGTGTATTGTGGGATTATACACGATTAAACCCTCACGAGCCTTGTGACGGCTCTTAACAGCTTTCCACTATGAGGGTGAAAGGAACTACTAAGTCCAATGTCGGGGGAACCAAGTAAACCCCGAACAGGGCATGTTGGATTCGAACCAACGAAATGCGGGAATCAAAACCCCGTGCCTTACCGCTTGGCAAATGCCCTATATTTACTGCCACATGAATGCTATGGCGAGTATTTGACCGAACATTATAGCAATACCAAGAAATCTTGTGCTAACTGCCACTTTTCCACTTAATGTGGCGTTTGCCATTCCAAACGCGATTAATGTCAGCCATACTGTTGTTGCAATTTTTAGTACAAACATGATTTACACCTCAAAATCTAATCGTCTTTATTTTCTTTCAATACCGACTCAGCTATGCACGCAAGAACTAAAAACACTATTGAGACTACCATTGAGCATCGGTCAGCAAAGAGTATTCCATAAAGTAAACAGAATAAAATTATCCATGCATACAGGCCCTTAAGAAACATTGGCATGAATTTATAAACAATCTTGTCGAAAATCTTCCATTTGCGCTTAGATTTAAGCTCGTGAGCCTTAATTGTGTACCATATAGCTTTTTGTACATCCTGTGTGAGACTGTCTTTATGTCCAGCTCGATATTTATACTTGTATGCAGTAATCTCACACCGTTTTGCCACATCCTTAAGTCCGTAAATGTCAATCATTTCATCAATGCACTCTTTACGATTAGGCAAATTATAGTGGCTAGGGTGATTTATCATTTCGGAATCAATTTTGCTAGACTCAAATCCTGTTAATTTCATCTCTGTTAGTTCCTTTACTGTTATATATTATATATAACTAATATTTTATCGTAGTTGTATGTATATATTATTATTGTGTATGTTGTTTAATTAATATATAACTTATGTTATAATAATAAATACTGCTTGGTACGATTGAGGTATGAGCAAAGGCCTTTTTGTTTTGGCGGATATTTTGGGGGCTAAGTGGGGCGGTTTGTCGCTTTTCATATAGACCCCTAGGGCACCCAATGCGTGCGCCGTTCAGTTCTCAACCATCAAGCATTTTAAATTGTATCTATTGCACATACAATTTACTTCTATGCTTTCAACTCTTCGTTAAACAACTGTTTTGTGAATAGTTGTAATAATTCGATAGCCCTCAAAGCCTTGTAAATTAAGGGATTAGAATTGTATCTGTTGTATATACAATTACTTTGCATTATCAACCATGCTATCGCCTGATAATGCTTTAATATTCTGACTATTTGCACCGCCTAACTGTGGCAATTCATTAGCACTTAATACTCTCGCTTGCTGTCTGCTGTCGCTTGTGTATGGTGAAGCCCAGCCGTAACGCCTGTTGAGTATTGCAATAACTCCAACTGGATTCTTTGCTCCGGTCACGAGCTTATTGGACAAGCTCTCTTCCTGATATTTTCTCAGTTTTTCCAAAATCTCCGATGCTATCGGGCTTAGTGTATTCTTACCCCAGTCATAAATAGTACTATCAGGAATACCAGTTAATGAACTAAAACCCAATATACTAACTTCTTTATCATACTTCATACACATATCATATATATATATATCTAATACATACATTACTAATTCAAAATTATAGCTATTAAAGTTACTCTCTTTATACATTCCATTATCTAATTTATAATTTTCTTTAGATTTAAAATAATTAATATCAAATAACTTTTTTTGGATATAATACAAAGCACTATTCCAAACGCTTTGAGATTCTTTTTTAATATCCTCAATCTTATTTACTTCGCAAAATTCATTTAGATAAAATAATAAATCATTTTCATAAATCTCAATGTCTGACATGTAGCACGTCCCCCAAAAAGCCAAAATAAAAAAGCCCGCACCGCTTGGAGCAATTCCAAACGATACGAGCTAGCCGGCATTCGCTTATTAATTAAATTTAAGATAATAATAATCAAATATACTTATTTTGTCAATATACTGATTATTTGATATATAGCAAATAACTGTATTGATTAATATATACCATATCACACATATATATTTATATTATATAAAAATAAAAAGCCGGTCACAAAAACCGACTTTTTGAAAACAATATTTAATTTTTAATCTCTAAAAGGGCTAAATTTGCTTGTGTCGTGGCTCTTAATAATCCGGACTGCTTCACTTCTTGCAAAATCGTTATTTAAGAGTTTCGCGCAATAATCAAAATTGCCTAGCTTGTAAATCTTTGCTATTTCTTCGCCGTCTTTGGTGTAGGTTGCCACGGCTTGCACCTCTTCGAAAGTCTTGCCGTTTCTTTTTGCCTTTACATTCTCAATATCGAAGCTAATCCAAAAATTATCGACTTTAATTCTGTTAATATTCATACTCTTTATACCTCCAATAAAATAAACTGTTTATTTGCTATGACATTATATTAACACATTAAATATATAAATGCAATACATAATTGCAATTATTTTAAAACGGGCACTCGTTGTTATTCTTTTCCAGCTCGTCCAGCTTCTCCAATACTAATTGGTTTACAAATCCATTAATTGTAAGTCCTTGTGCCTGTATTCTGTCTTTCGTGCCCTTTGGCAGCATAACGCTTATTCTGTCATAGTTCTCTTTTGCTTTTTCATTCTGTCTCTTTACTCTACTTTTATAGTTTTCAATCATTTTCTTTTCATCCATTTTTTACACCTCATTATGTAAATTAATAATATCAATAATCACTAACAATAATACTATAAATAATATTGCTATACATAAATATATAACAATTAAATTACTATGTCAATATTAATTACATGTATTATTGCAATTATTGTTTTATTACTTATTATATATAATTTTGAAATTATGAATATAAATATTATTCTAATTAGTAGTATAAATATTTTTGCAATATTTTTGCAATTATGTATTGACATTACTAATATAATATGATAATGTATAGTCAAGTCGAAAGACAACGACACGGCAACAGCTTTTAAGTAATGGAGGTAACTATTATGGTAAACGTATTTATAGGTAAAAAGTCAATAACCGGTAAAGGATTGGCAATTTGTAAAGTCATTGATTGCGACATTGCAACAGGTGACGGAATTATATACAATCGTGAGACCGATTGTATTGAGAAAATTACACTCACAGAAAAGCACGCGCTTTATTCAAACATCAAAAAACTTGCAGAGGATACAGAAAACGAGTTCTTAGAAAAAGAAGAAAAAGCATATAAAAAATATAGTTTTATTATGTAATAGTAAAAAGACAAGGAACAAAATAAAAAAGCCTGTCGCAGAGCTACCAACTGAACGACAGGCGCCAAACAAAAAATAATTGAAAGGTGACTGTATTATATCACAGTCAAAAGGAAAAGAAAATGAAAAAATTATCACACAAGGAAATTTGCAGAATGGGCGAAATGATGGACGGCATCAAATTAAATTGTAATATATACACATTTGAAAATGCAGAGAACTATATTTCACGGCTGGAGCCGTTCGACGAAAAAAGTGGCGTTTGCTGTCACAAAGTCAATGAGATTATACAGGAAATCAAAAAAGAGTTCCCTGACGCTAAAGGATGCCAAGTTGGTTCTAAATACTATGCCGCCGGAGTTTATGGATGCATTGGCAGACTTTCAAAAGTTACCGTATTAGATAGCGAATGGAATAGCAATGGGAAAAGCTTTTATATTTATTTTTAAGCCGAAACGCTCCAACGTGGAGCGTCCACCGCGGAACGGTCTCCCGGTGCTGATGATGGCAGACCAGAAAGGGCGTAAAAATGAGATATTGCGGACGACAGAAAAACGGAAAAGCGTTGTTATTAACGGACGATGAAATTATAAACAATGCACTTGAACAGGAAAAAAGCGGGATAAAACCGCATTATGCTTTTTATGATTATAAGAACCATGAAAAAATGACTCCGGCGGGCTGGCTTGTATGGTCTTTAAGTGATGGCGGTTGTGGTGTAGTTTACCGCCGTAAGGATGGGAAAATGATTATTACAACCGGTTTACAAGGTGATTTTTGTTATTGCTAGGGGGGCACAATATGAGAGATTTTATCGAGCTTTTAAAGGCTTTCGGGCTTTTTGTGTCATGCCTTGTTATTGGGTATGGTGGTTTATTTTTATTTTTTTATTAAATTGCAATTAGTAAGTTACATATTTCAACAAAAAGTCGCATAACTCAACTGATACTATCGACTTAATTTTTATTTAATTAGGAGAAATAAGAAAATGACAAGAATTGAGAAAATGATAAAAGACGGATATCCCAAAATTATAAAAGGTAATGGAGGATATAGAGCATATTTGAAAGATATGCAATCTCTAGGTGGTGGTGATTATATGGCTATATATCGTTATCCCGGTGGGGAATGCTGTCACAGCCTAGAAGAGATACAAAAATGCTTTGAAATCATTGAACAATAAGGGATGATATTGGAATAATTCGCAAGCTAATAGCGGTACAAATTAACAAGGTGTATTCTAGCCGGTTCGATTCCGGCTATTAGCTTTATATATAAGGCTTTTCAGGTCTTATATTATTAATTTAATTATTTTATTTATAGGTGCTTTTATACGGCTTTACGGCTGTATATATTGTACTCCGTCCGCGCGCCCGGTAAATAATCGCGTCAAGAGGTCTTATAAATGCCTTTATATTTATTATCAGGCTCAAGAGGTGCAACGCCTGAACAAACAATTGTGCGCCCGCATAGGTGCTTTGCGTTATCACCTAATAAAAACAGATTAACGCACGTATGAACCGCGAAAAGGTCAAAAAATAGCCTATAAACCACACACTAAAACAGAAAAGAGGGTTAATGAATGGACAACGAGCTAAACAGTCTTGACGCTGTAGAAATGGAAATAAAAGCACGCTACAATGGCAAATACCAAAGCGCGCCGGAATATCAAGCAAGCGAGCGCGCCACACGAAAAGCAATAACGGACATTTTTAGAGCTGTCGCAGAGTCGGGCGCGTGTGACGATGTTACCGCGCTTATTAGTGGCAAGGAATACCGCCGGGCGGCTTTTGATAACTACCTAAACCACAAAAACTATATAAGCCCAATAATTAAGGCTTGTTATAGATAGGGGGGTGTATTATGTCTAATTATGAGTATTTGGGGAAAAAGGAAATATATAAGCGAGTTCAGGCGCTAGGCTATGAAATGCCGAAAATAAGTGACTTTGATTATATCAAGTATGATTGCATAGAGTGGATGGAGTCGCACGAGTTAAAAATTACGGTTCAAAGGTCTGGTGAATGGTTGCAAGTCGTAGAAAAGCGCGCGCACGTTCACCCGGTCACGCTGTTTTGTGACTATCAAGCCGGAAAATATATCACGCGTTACCATTAGGGATATTATTATATCCCTTTTTAGCGTGCTTGCGTTCTGTATGCCGTTATCGGGTATACTGTCGAGCTGTCGCGAGTTATCCGGCTATGCATCCGGGCATATGTACATTGATAAATGAGTAAAAATATTCTATGATTTTATGATATACACATTTAAAGCCGTGTATTTGACGCTTTAAGGGCTTTTGAGTGTGTTAGCGTGGATTTAGCGTGGATTTTATCAAGCGCGCTAAAATAAGCCGTAAAACGAGCCGTTTACAATGTCTAAAAATATAATTATAGCATTGCAAGCCGTCAAGCCGTGGCAAGCTGTACCGGGTGCGAGTTGTTACAAGTCAAGCGCACCAGCTCACGGAAAATGTTTGAATTTTCAGAAAACTTCACTCAATTAAAGTGTGATACGAGTTCTTTGCAAGTTCTCGACAAGTTTTTGTAAAATTTTGCAAACGGATTTTTGAAATCAAAAAATCAAAAGGTACGGGGGCACTTAATTCATCCTAAAATTTTTAGGGGTTTGAATTTTGAATCGCCAAAAAATAAATGCTCTTAGCACTGTAGTCGCTCTCTCCTAGTTTCTCAATTAATTTCTGCCGTGTCATTTCCGGATTAGTCCGGTGTATGTATTCTAATAGTCTGTCTATTTTATCCATATTTCTGCTCCAATAAATTAAATATTTTGTCAGCCGTGTATACAATATTTCGCCCATACAGGCTCATAAAGTCTGCGATTATTTCCTCCGTCTCTATGTCAATGTCACAGCCGTATGAGAATGAGTACACATGCACTAACTCATGGCATAGTATCTTGTCGGCCATGTAATCAGACACATTATCAGCTATCGTTACTGTCTTGGTTGTGTTGTCGGTCACTCCTAGGCTTATTGTGCCGTCCGACCGCCTTAATTCGCTTGATGTAGGCTTTTTGAATTGTATGTGCCACAATATATCATTAACTCTTATATCCATGCTTATACCCTCTAAAAATGGCTATGAGCATTACTACCCATAGCCTTAATAATTACAGTTTTGACGCAAGATTGCTCATTTTGGTGCGTAAAAGGTTGCGTTCATCAGGTGTCATGTCATTCAGAAGCTCCGATATGTCTCCGCTTAATTCACGGATATACATATCAAGGGCTTTCATTTTATGCTCTTTATCCTCTGTTGAAGCTCCTTTGTGCATTTCCTTTGTCTCGGTATAATGTCTCTTTGCTCTGTCATAATTGCTTTCACTCACATGTGGTGCAATCGGTTCAGAGTAGTACATTTTACCTCGGCTCTTATCCATGTCACGCATATACTCCATGTCGTTGTAGTTTACCGGCATATGATAATATGGTGGCTCTTCATATCCCCTACGTGTTCCACGGCCTTTAGGGGCAAATCTGCCATTTGCATAGCGATATTGGTCGTAATATCTTCTGCCACTTTCTTCACCATATTCTGCCTTAAGACTTCTTAGGAGTTCTTTGTCGTACTCTTCTTCCTCTTCATCAGCCTTTTTCATAGCCTTGGAAATTATTGAATGATACTCAGCTTCTGCAAGGTCTTTTATCATATCAACGACCTCACCCATTTCGGAAGTGTCAACATTTTCAATGCCCTTTTCAAACTCGCTGACAGCTTTCTCTGTAAGGCACTCTTGCATTTTGTGCATTCTTTCAATGTGCATACTCTCACCCCCTAACCAATTCGATTTACTGTGATGTTAGCATTTGCAACACTGATAGCCTGTGCAGATGTATTCTTGACAGAAATTGCCTGACAGCATCCGCAAGGAAGCCATACATCTGTTGCCATAGACACATTGTTAAATGCTTCAACTGCTGTTGGTGTAGAGATTGCCAGTGTAGATAAGTCCGGCTCGCCCTCGACAGCAATAGCTAATGAAATTGCTCCTGCGGTTCCGCCTGTAGGAACTGCAATATTTCCGTTAAATTCTACTCTGTACTTTGCTTTACAAGTATTGGTAGCGCCTTTAAGGTTAATTAATCCGCTCCCTGTTCTGTGCGAAATATATCCTTTATTGCATACAGATGTTGGCGCATCTGTAAATAATACATTCCCATTTACTGCAACTGTCTGTGTTGCAATGCTTGAAAATTCAGCCATTTTTATTACCTCTCTTTCATAAAATAAAAAACCACCAACCGATATTAGTTGATGGTTTCTAAATTTGATTATGCACAATAACTCATAGCATATTTCTTGACGATATTTTCAAAAATAGCTTTAAGTTGTGGTTTTTCAAAGATAATAGCAATTTTTGTTGTCTCATTCTTAATTGCTGTTTTGGTATTGCCCGCTTTCTCCATGCGCTTTTTCTTATTGTCCTGCAATCTCTTTAAGCTACAATGTGCAGTGGTTTCCAATTCTCCGTAGAGTTGATTGTAAAGTATCTGATAGTCAATTTTGCTCTTGATTGAAATTTCACGCACCCTTGCATTGATTTCAGCTTTCCAATCTCCGATAGGCTGTGTAAATATCTCTTTCATATTGTCAACAGTCTGCTCAACTTTATTTATCTGCTCCGCCTGTCGTTTCTGTTCAAGTTGTTGCTGTGCTACTGACTGAAAGATTGTGTTGAACATTTTAAGCTCGGGTGACAATTGGGATATATCAATAGCTTTTTGCTTTACTCTTTCCTCTACAGTTGTAAAATATTCCCTTGCCTGTTCCGCTTTCTCTGAATTACCTTTAACAGATAACTTCTTGGCAAAATGAGCAGTGAGCTTGTAATCTACCGCTTTGTTACCCTCGACATCAATGTCGAACCCCCAATAATCCTCATTTTCTGTAGCAAACTCATTATCTGTAATATTAGTTTTTGCCCACCTTGAAAACTGCCCTTGTGCCAGCCCTAAAAAGTCATACAACTTTCTAGCTGTTGTCATACCCTCGCTATCAATGTTAAGTGCAACTTCAATAGGTGTTCTCATATCTATTACATTGTTAATCGCATTCATTATGCCACACCGCCTCTCTCTGCCATTAAGTGTTTCAGCAACAGTTTCTCCATATCGCCTGTCATTGTCTTTACTCCCTCCGTTGCGGTCGGATTTTCGTCTAATAACTTACCATATACAAAACAGTTCAGATAGTTTAGTGTGCTATAATCTCCTGTTTCCAATAGATTGTCTACCATATTGCAGATGTTGTCGTGTACTCCATTCAGAAAATACCAATGCTTATCTATAGACTTCTGATACACCTTTTCGGCATACTTCCTTATTTCCTCTAGCTCAATGCTCGTTGGCATACGGTCTAATATCTTGATAATGTCATCCTTGACTTTTAATGTGTCATACTCACATCTAAGGCCATCTAGCTCCCTTTTAAGCTCTGCCTTTGTCATTTCATCAATACTCTTGCGTTCTAATTCCATAATATCTTATCCTTTCAAAAAATACTTGATTTTCCGAAAGAAACTGATAGAATAGATTTATCAATCTCTTTCGGATTGGTGCTTTTAAAGTGTTGTGTTCGTTGGTAGCGGTGCAACACTTTATTTTTTTTGACTTCTTATCTTTTCAATGCCAATTCTGATTAGTTCTAGTATTGAATAACCACTTTCAGAAGAAAAGTCCATAATTTCTTTTTTCTCTTGTTTTGTTACTCTTACATAAATCCTATCATTCATTGGATTTTCAGATTTAGGTCTGCCTGTGCGTGGAGACATTTTAAACACCTCACTTTCTGTCCGCACATTTAATATATAATAGTACGCACAAAAAGTCAACCCCAAAATTCAAGTTTTTTAGAAAAATCAAATCTACAAATCATCAACTAATATTCGGTTTTCAATGTGCAAAAGGGCAAACATTATAGTCTGCCCTTTATCTTCCCGACATTTGTGTCGGTAACATCAAGTAATACTGCTTAGCAGACATAATCTCGACTAACTCTCGACTAAACTTGGACTAAGTCTCGACTAAAAATGATTTTTAATCGGTTTAGATTGAGTTAAGCTCAATTAAGATACTCAATTATTCAGTTTTAGCATCCGCAACCTGTATTGCATCCGCATCCATATGCATAAGCATTTGGGTTAGGTACTGTGTATGCCGGGATTGGTGCCGGATTTACAGCGTTGATAATCTGCTGTGTCTGAGCTGCCATCTGAGTTGTAAGTAATGCACTCTGTCTATCCTGTGAAGCTGCTCTGCGAAGGTCGTTATTTTCTGCCTGTAAGCTAGAGATTTTTTCATTGCAGAGATAATCAAGAATAGCCCTCGTTCCTGCCTGCTGACTATCAATGATGTCTCTTGTGTTGCTATTCATGGTGTTTTGCAAAGCACAAGTGTTAGTTGCTAAGTTGTAATTAATTCCCTGGATGGCTTCTCTCGTCTCACAGCAGCAGTTAGCAAGCTGTGACTGTAAAGCGTTAGTATTCTGCATATTGGCAACTGTATCAGCGTTTACTGCCTGTTGTATGCCGTAACCAGTCTGCATGATATTTGTGTTAATACCATTAAAGCCTGTGAGCATACTGTTGTTCATGGCATAAAAGCCGTCACAAAGTCCGTTAGAAATGCCGTCTAACTTGCTGATAACTGCCTGATTGTCAAATCCTCTCTGAATTTCACTGCCGACACCACCATTAGTGCCACCGAAACCACCAAAGCCGTTACCCCAGCCCCCAAATATCGCAAATACTACGATAAGGAACCAAAGCCATGAGCCGTCATTCCAGTTATTTCCGTTGTTTCCGTCCAAATTCGCCACAATAGGTACGCTTGGACAATTTCCTGTGTTGAACATCTGTTTTACCTCCAAAATTTATTTCATAAAGAGCCGTGCGCACGTTCTCTCATATGCTATATCCCAAAATTACCTCTAATCTGCTTCATTACATCATCAGGATTAATGCCTTTTTCTTTGCATAGGTTTCTTGCCATTTGCTCAATTCCCTTGCTGTTTCCGCTTTGAGCCATGCTCATTGCATTCTGAATCATTGGATTTCCCATTACGCGATTATTGCTCATTATCTGTTGCATTATTCCCATTACATTCATGCTTTTTCACTCTCCTTGCTTTGTGTTCGTGGAGTTTTTCTTTGTGCCCCTAAAGATAATTGCTCAATTTTCTCGGATAATTCGTTGAGCTTTGCCATAATACCCTCTGTGGCTTTCTCTGATAGGTCAAATTCAAGTTTTTCCGTGTCACCTGATAAAATGTCTGTCTTATCATTCAAAACCGGCTTAAAAGTCAATGTGCGTATTGTTCCGTCAGCATTCCAGCTCTTAGCATATATCTCTGTTAAATCCTGTTTTGGAAAAAATGCTACACTGCCATCCATTGGCACCTCGTTGGGATTAATAGTCTCAACTGCTTGTACTACTCTGCCACTTATGCCTTGTGTTGGTTCGGGCTGTTGGTATCTCTGATAGCTCGCCATTGGGTTGTACTGATATGCTCCATAATTAGGTGTATAATTCATCATTGGTTGCTGATACGGCATGTTCATTTTCTCTTCCCTCCAAGACCTCTTCGATTGCTTTAATGACGAGGGATAATGTCATTAAGTCGATTTTTTGTAACTCGCTTTTAGCAAATATTTGTTCTCTTACTTCATCGTCAAACATAACATCATCTCCTTATGCCTAAATTGTGGCATAAAAAAAGAGAAGAGCATTTCCATGTTCTTCTCATATTTGTGTCATATAATGGCTTTTCTATATACAATTTTTACTACACACTTTTTGGGGTGGTTACTACACAGTTACTACACACTTTTCGCATTAAAATGCATTAAAATACATAGAATTTTATATTTTTTACGATTTTACGAAAACTCCGCAGACCCTTTATTTTCCTAGGATTGCGCCATTATTTACGAAATCGTATGGCACTCCTTGATATACGTAATAATTTTACCAGTTTTAGTACAAAAATGCCCTACAAGCGTTGATTTTTCAACATTCTGTGAATTGATTGTGTGTACTACTACACACTTACTACACACATTTTCTCCTATATTCTATGATTTTGTTGTCAGTGCCAACGATTTTTTCAATGTCAGCAAACGACTTTTCGGGTGTAACATGTGTATACAAGTCCATTGTCATTTTCAGTGTTGCATGACCCAAATATGATTGAACAACTTTCGGCTCTATCCCTGACTCAAAACATCTTGTCGCAAACGTATGTCTGAATGTGTGACCGCTAAAAAATGGAAATTCATTGTCACTGCTCTTTGTATCATTTATCCGTCTTACAACTGAACGTATAGAGTCGCTGTATATAACCGAATTAATTGGTGTGTTAAACCTTGTAACAAACAAATATTCGTTCTGTTCTTTAGGCCTGCGTGTCGAAACTATCTTTTTAAGCTCAAATTGTTTCGTCAGATATTCCTTGCACACACTGTTAATTGGTACGTGTCTGTAACTCTGCTTGGTTTTTGGTGGCTCAACATGAAATGTCTTGCCTTTATCTTCAAGGTATTTCTGATACACAAGTGTCTTATTAACATCAATATACCCCTCGTCCATATGTATATCTGCAATAGTGAGCGCAAACAGTTCTCCTGGGCGCAAGCCTGTATTAACTGCCACATTATACATGTTGTCGTAAAATGTGCCTTTACATGCTTCAAAAAACGCGCTCTGTTGCTCTACTGTCAATGCAAAAGCATTAACTTCTTTGTCTGCTCTCAGCTTTACACCTTTCGCCGGATTCTTAATCATCAGGTCATCTTCCATAGCTCTACTGAACATGTCATTTAAAATAACCTTGATTTTGCTCTGTCTCTCATACTTATAGTTATCGTCAGAAGCTTTGTCGATAAGTAACTGCACATCTGACTTGCGAATAGATGTTATTTCATGGTTCCCTAAGTATGGTGAAATGTTCTTCTTATATATATGCGTGTACTCCCTAATGGTATTGGGGCGCACTCTCTTCTTCTTGTATACATTCATCCACCTGTCAAACCACGCATCAAGGGTAATGCTGTCTCTAACACTTGTGAATTGTTGATTGTCGGTCACTGCTTTACTAAGTTCTTTCCGCAGTTCTGACAACTTGCTGTTGTAAATTGTCTTACTCTTGCCGAACCTATCTTTATATCTGCCCTGATAAAGTCCGTCCTTGCGCTGGGTTATTCCGACTCCCAGCTCTTTTCCTCTCAAATCCTTTCCCATACTGATTTATGGCTCCTTTCAAAATCAAAAGCCATTATATGATAATTTCTATATTACTACATAATGGCTTATAATTCAATATATCTATTTATATGCTATCTGTCTTTTCGAGGTATTTTTCAAACTCCTTGCGCTTAACTAATCGCTTGCCTCTTCCGACAAAGAGTACAAAAGGACATGAGGGATTATTAAGCATATCATTGATTCTGTTAATTCCGATGTTACTGTATTCCGCAGCCTCATCAATCGTCAGCGTTACTTTTTCCCATATTGGCACTTTGTTAATCATTGCCTGACTCCTTTCTATCTTTTCTTTAATGTCTGCCACTCTCCGGGAAGTGGTCGTTTTTGAAATTAATAGTCTCTGTGATACTTCTTCAAGGCTCTTATCAGCAACTAGCAACTCAAAAACTTCCGCTTCTTCATCGGTGAAATTGGCATTTTTCATAATTTCTTCAAGTTCCGGCTTAGTAAGTTTTGAAAACTTCATAAGCCTGTCTCCTATTCTTCGGTTTTGTTCGTACTGTGTATACAAGTATTTGAGTATCGGCATGAACCGTTGCACGGCTTGTTGTCCTCGTATACACATTGTCTTTCAAATGGCTCTATATCACTTATAGTTCTGCTATTCATCTTATCATCACTTCCTTTTTATACTGCTCTGCCATATATTGTCCGTAGCTCATACCTTTACTTTTAGCAATCTTGCAGATTTCCGCAAGTTTGTTTTTCTTAACAGGCTTTCTTTTGAGCCTTTTCTTCTCTCTGATTTTTCTTAATTCCGTAGCTCTTTGCTCTCTGTGTGCTTCACAACACGTATTTTGGTTAGCTGCGGTCGGTGTAAATATCTTGCTACAGACTACACATTTAATTGGCTTGTAGTGCTTCATTGCTATCTCCTTGCTTAATATTCAGATTTTTAAACATAGCACACATAACATCTACCACAATTGAGTTGCCGAATTGCTTATACAACTGCGTATTGCTGTTTACTACTGCCATTTTGTCAATATCTTCATCAGATACACCCATTAGCCGTCCACACTCTCTCGGTGTCAGCTTTCTAATACGATATTGCGTGGCAATATGGCTATTCGCATATCCGTGTGTTCCGGCTACAAGATTAGCCGATATGCCATTATCAGAAATAGCTGTACCGCATTGGGAACCGTTGCTTGATATTTGACCGACTTTTTGGATATTATTTTCAAGCAATAAATTATCTTTCTGCACACTCGTTAAGCAATTACTTGTACCTTGCATATTCACCTCTAATCTCTGCTCTGTTAGACTTCCCGCAGTTCTATCTGACGGATTATTGGGATTTCTGCCACGCATAGCAACTATGCACATATTGTCTTTATGACTGCCTATGCCTTTATAATATCTTGATGTTACTGTACTTGCAGTAGGTGTATTAATGTCGCATATTTCCGCATTATCTAAGCTGTCTAAGTGTCCGTTAGGCATTTTATCTAATTTGCATGGAATTTGCTCTTCAAGAATTTTTGGCTCTTGATTACCGCCTTGCATTGTACTCAATGTTGGACTACACCCCCCACATCATAAATTCTGTTGGTACTCTCAAATTTTGCTTCAAGAGAGCCTATTACATTTACATCTGCCATTACTTCAATCACTCCGCTACTCGTTTTATTGGCTCTTAGGGTAGGACAATCCCCCCCTAAGTACCTTTTCGCCACCGAATTTTTCACTTTCAAAAAGCACTATTCCGATAGCATCTGTTAGTTTTTCCATTCAATTACTCCATTACTTCCATAGTTATCAAGGCCTTTATAATCTCTTGCCCTAAGAGTCACGGCTACATCAATCTGTTTGTCTGCCGTCTTTCCCATATCCTTTAACAACCAAGTTTCCATCTGACCGCAAGTTTGATATTCCGCAGTCATATCTTGCCGTGATGCAGTTTGCGACCTCTCTCTGTTGTGGCTTATTGATTGTTCCGTCAACGCAAGTCTGTCTGTCTGTCTGTCTGTCTGTCTGTCTGTCTGTCTGTCTGTCTGTCTGTCTGTCAAGATTGTGTTGTGGTAATGTGCCGTTGTCAATAAGCTGTTTTATCAGCTTGTCAGCCTTTTCATTGTTGATGTAATACTTTTCATCTACATTATCCTCAAGATAGTCTTTCAACTTCTTTTTGAGGGGTATAGGCTGTGGAAAATGGTAATTGTACTCGCCCAGGAATGAAAACATAAAACATCTTTCACGATTTTGTGCTACACCATAATTTTTAGCATTCAAGTCTTGATAGTAATTTGTGTAACCTAGGCTTTCAAGAAAATCTAGCCACTTTCTAAAGTCAGGCATATTATCCTGACTATGCACTTGTGACACGTTCTCCATAAATAAAATCTGTGGCAATTCTCCGTTGCTATCTCTGATTTCTGTTAGTATTCTCTCAACTTCCCACAACAGACCACTTCTTGTACCACTGCCCTTAGACATTCCGGCTTGTTTTCCGGCAACTGATAAATCCGTACAAGGAAATGAGTAAGTAAGTAAGTAAGTGAATGCATTTGTGTCGCAGATATTCAAATCTTCTGCATGAACCTTAGTTATATCCATTGTAGGAAAATCTGTGCCATGCACTGCGTTATAGCTTGCTATGGCATACTTATCAAACTCCACAACTCTGTGGTGCTCAAACTTTGCACCTATTCTCTTTAGTGCCATTGCCTGACTTCCGTAGCCGGCGAAAAGTTCTATTAAGCGAATAGGCTTTGTAATGCTAATTGGTTCTCTCGTGAAGTCAAATATAGACATTTGATTATCACAAGAGTAATTGTCAAAATTCATTTTCTCTTACCAAAAGGAAACCTCGGTTTTATGTCGCGACAACCTATTCCTTTCTGATAAATTAATTAATGTTTAATATTTTCACTACACCACTGCTCTTGTATCTCATCATCGGTCTTATCTCGCCCACGGATGTCATACCACGCAAACGCTACCTCTGTCAGCCCGATTATGCCGAATACTATGAGGGCAGTATATACTGCTGTTGTTATGCCGGTCATTCTTCATCACCCCAGTCTAATTTTTGACCGCAATTCCAACAAAACATTGTATTCTGCCGTTCGTTCATGTATTTTTCTAAACATGCATTTCCACAAGTAGGACATGCATAAGCATATACTCTTATTAACATGCCTCTGTACGAATCGGTTTTTCTCGGTTTCTTCGGTATCTGTTTTTCAAGTGCTGATATTGCAAATCTAATTGCTTCTAAAACGTTGTAATCAGGGTATGGCTTCCATCTTTCTTTTAGATACTCAAAATGTATTCGCAAAAATTCAATTGCTTTTTTCGCTGTCATGTTATTCCTCGCTTTCTTCCGCTTCGTATCTATCCTCGTGAATTTCCCTATCCTCTTCGTGGGAATAAGCTCTTTTACAATGTGTGCAAAAAGCTAAAAGTTCCTTTATATTTGTACTTTTTTCGTATTTGCAACCGCTACATGGGCTTGGTTCTTTATTATTCTTTTCTGCCATGCTATCCCTCACTTTCTAACAGCTCAGGATTGTCGAAGATGTTGCCGATAACTTCTACGCACTTTCGTTCAAACGCATAAAATCCTAAATTGCAGTAGCAATATCTGCTTTCTTTGCCTTTTAAATAACTATAATCAAGTGTCCAATCACCATTATTATATTTCACTATTTCCGGATATTCTTCTTTTCTATCGCAAATATCATTCTCAAAAATCAGCTTGCCGTTCTTGTCTTTCAAGCCGGTGCATTGACAGATTGTGGTTGAATCTACTTCAATAGCATATATTTCAGCAGTCCACATATTTTCTTCTATATAATGAGCTCTTAATAAATTTTCATTATCGTTTATTAAGAGTACCCATTTTCCTTCAACTTTAAATGGCACTCCTTGCACCCATTCTCCGTTATCAAGTCTTTTTGCCTTGTATAAATATCTGTCCATATTTTCTCCTATTCTGCTTCTGATTGAAGCTCTTTAATCCACCCATCATAATCCCATGAGCTTCCACATATAGCATCACTCGTTACAGTCGTTAGAAACTCTGCTAACTCTTCATCCGACATATTCCTTATCCTGTCGGCATTGGTGTGCCCGCTATCACATCTGCAACAAGGCTCATTCTCTCTTGAACTGCTGTTGTGCTGGCAGTTACAAGGAATCTTTTCTTCACTATCATCAAATGCTTTTAAAAACATTTCAGCAATTTCTTTCTCGTATCTATCGCACATACCTTTGCAATCAATATCTGCAATAACCCTTGAAAAGAAATCTTTAAATCTGTCATCAATATAATCTCCTGTGAAATCACTAGGTATGTCAATTACTACTTTCATCTTCTCCACCTCTCAATTCTTTCAGTTTTGATTCGGCTTCTTCTCTTGTAAGGAATAATGTTTTGCCAAAACAATTAAAAGAGCGATAATCATAATTTTCAAAAACTACTTGTTCATCCTCAATTTCTCTAACTTTATGTTGTGTTACTTTTCGACTCGCCTTATTAACTTTGTAAACTGTGTCTCCCACTTTACAAGGTAGAACGACAAGTCTGCCCTGTTCCTCTAAGTCCTCATAGGCTTTGAGCTTTCTTAAATATTCAGCAACTTGTTTATGCTCCCAATACTCCTTTATAGGATTATTCATAGTTGTTGTTTCGAGATACTTAACATCACAAGCTTTTTCGTACATCTCTGTTTTTCTGTCGCAGTGCTCAATTATCTCATCAATCGTTAATCTCTCCATTACTGCTCCTTTCCGGAAGTTTGGCTAGTCCCCATGGTCTACACCTATCGCCAGTCCACGATGTTGCTCCATTGTCCCAAACATAAACTCTTCCATTCTCGTATTTCGCAAAATATCTTTTAACCCACTCGCAAAAAATGTCCTCTCTTACCAGTATTGGTGTATCAACTGCAACTTTTGACCAGTCAACAGGCGGTTCAACGTATTTACTATTCGCCCATTTTTTTCTTGCGCCTATGCAGTCAGCATCACTAAAACTAAATAAACAATCTCCACACGCTAATTTATAGCACGATGTCGGCTCTAATGTTGCTTTGTCAACTGCTATTTTGCTACCACCACAAGCAATATCCAAAATCTGTTCTGCAAATTTCTCTCTATTTGTCATTGTTTGATACTCCTTTCCCAATTCAATATTCAAATTCTTTGCTTGAAATAAATTTTACAATTTCTCCATTTTCGATAATTACAAATTCTGCATAGAAATTGTCTATATTGTCTTTCATAGAACACTCTACATATTCGCCACGTTTATCGTCATATTTCTCAAACCATCTTTCCACTCCATCATCGCAACTCGTATTTTTAAATACAAAGAATGGATACTCGCTTTCGTCAAGTTCTAAAATGCTGTCTGCAATCTCATTAAATCTTTCGATGATATGTTCTCTTTCAAGAGGAGACAGTCCATCTTCGCTCGATTTATCGTAATCTGTATTCTGTTTAACAAATTTTCTAATACTATCAGAAACAAGTTGCCTGTCTTTCGTGAAGAATATCTGTTGATTTGCAAGTTCCCAACAAATTCTATCTGCCGTATTCTTGCAGATATTTACCTCGTGATTTGTTCGCTTATGTACCTCTCCTGTTATGTCTGATATAATGCTTTTCTTAAAGCCGAAAGGTGTTGTAATAAACTCGGGGATATATTTATCCGGAAGAATTCCCATAACTATAGGTGAGAAAAGCCATGAATTTTTAAAATCGCAAATAGCCTCTCCCGTGTAATCTCCCTTAATTCCAATCAAACTGCTATAACTCATACGTTTTTTGCTCCTTTCCCATAATCCGGCATATGCTTAAATCTCTCATATGCCTTATTGTCTCTATGCGTTTCCATGTAGGCTTTTTGTCTATCGTCTCTCATCTGCTTTATGTGAGCATTTTGAGTACTGTCATTATCCCATGCGTAAGTCATTAATCAATCACCTTTATGTACCTTTCGTCAACGTAATTAACTTCATCGGCAAGGCATTGTGCCACCTTTGGCAATGTCAGACCGAATTGATTAAATTTATACAGCGTGTCGATTAAGTCCCTAAATTCTGCGATAAACTCTTTAATTTCCTTAACCGACAATTTAAACATCAATTTAAGTGCCGTACATGCTAAAACCATGTAACTGTATGCCGTATCGTTTAAAAGTTGTCTCGTGTCGTTTATCGTGAGTGGATTATTCCTTTGATAAATTCTAATCAACTGTTGCATTGGGATTAAATTAATCTCTTTCTGCACATCAATGCCGTATCTGACTTTCAAAAGTTCAGCAAGCGTTTCGGTTTTCATTTCTTTTTCGGTCTGTGCCCTTTCAAGGTACTCATTTATGGTTCTTTCAAGCCGTACAATGCGCTTATTACCAAATCCATGATGTAAATACAGTACATAGTAGCCTAAGTCCATAAAGTCTGTGAAAGACCGCCCTACGAGCTTCCTACGGTTATTGCTGCTTTTCAACGTAACTTTTTCTGATTTTGTCCATGTAAAATCCGGCTCTTTGTGCTTTTTCTTTGGTTTCAGTTTGTTGCTCATATTTCTTCATTCTTTCTTCAAGTTCTCGTTTTGCCCTGATAAAACAGGCTTCGGTAGTTTCTTCTGCGACTTTTACAAGTTCTTTACCGCGCCACCGGATAGTTATTTTCGCTTCCTTGCTATTTGTTCTGTAAAACATTTGCAAGTCATATTTCCTTTGCAGTGGTCGGTAAAAATCGTAAAAATCTTTCAAGGTGTCCATTGCGGACTCCTTTCTTTTATCTTCTGCCGTGCCAAGTTTGCCTTTTCGCAAGTTGCATTCTTAACGTTCTTCTGATAGTGTATTTCGCAGACCTTATATCCGGGCTTTACCGGATTATCGCAGAAAAAACATAGTCCTTGTTCATATCTGCCGGTTCTTTCGGGCATTTTAACTCGTGCTCTTCTCATTGTTTCCCTGCAAAATGTGCAAGTGGTATGCCCTGGGTCTGCTTTTCTTTTTCGACAACGTGTGCATATGCCATTTGCCTTGTCTTTTTCGTATCGTGCTTTTCGCCATGCTTTTTGTCGCTCATTGTATTTTTCAACATCAGTAGCACGTTTCTTTGACATGGCTTCGGCTGATTTTGCCCTACACTCAACGCAGCTTTTTTCATCACCATATAGCAAGTTCTTGCCACATCTAGGGCAAACACCAACTGCCTGTAATTTTTTATAAAGCTCTCGGCCATATGCTGTGCGTTTGCTGTTACATGCCGTACAAACCACACCTTCTCTATCAAGTGGTTTTCCACAAAGCACGCAAAGGTTGCTGGCTTTTCGTTCTTCATATCTCTGCCTAAAATACTTGTCTTTTATCATTTTTTCGCTAGGAGTAAAGCCGACTTTAATTGTGCGCACAAACCTCTTTCCTCCTATCTTTTCATCTGCTCGATGCGTTCCTTAATTTCTTTTGGCATTGGAATGCCTTTAATTGGCTTATTTTGGCTTTTATTATCTTCAAGCGATAATTTTATCATCTGTTGATTTTTAGAGCCGATTTGAGCCGAATACGAGCTTCTATTGGCGCTTTCAATCAATGCCTTTATATCCTTTGGCATTCTTTGATACTCCTTCGCTCGATTAACAACTGTCCTGTAGGTTCTCATAAAGTTTGACTGTACTACGTTTTCAATGCTCTTGCTGTCTGTCAGTGCCCAGTTCCTAAGATTATCAGGACTTCCGACAGCTTTTTGTACAAGTGGTGGCAGCTTGTTAAATTCTTCAACTGCACCATAATAGCCATTTCGTAGTGCCCTGCTAACAAGGAACCATGCTTCCATTTCGTTAAGCTCCTGTGGGGATTGAACCTCATACAGTTTGTTAATTAGCTGTCCTATGCTCGGTGCAAATCCGCTTGTATCGGAATGCACGTAAGTTTTCAATGCCGTAGATATTTGACTGTAGCTGTATTCTTCCAACATCATATTCCATACATCTACTGTCTCCGATAAATTGCTCGGCTTGTAATTGGGGTAGCAATCACACATTATGCGAATGATTTTAATTGTCTCGTTTCTTGTCATTTCTCTACCTCATACATTGCCCCAATCAATAGTGCCTTTATTAGCTGAATGTGGCTCGTTGTCCTTTAGTGCAAACAACCCTTGCCAACAATGGTCTACTGACTGATTGAGGATTTTAACAGCCAAATCGTTATCGCCCTTTGAAAGTCTCTCGATAGTGTTCATAGCTCGGTGTAATGCCATTTCAGTACATATTGGCTTTTTTATTTTTTTTCTCATCGTCAGATATTCCTGAAAAGCGCTCTCTAGCATTTCGTCATCAGGGTAGTAGACAGTTTTCTTTTTAGATATTGATTTATCAATATCTTTTTCTTTTATATCCTTATCTTTACTATCCTTAACTATACTATTCTTATCTATACTTACCTTACCTATACTATCCTGTGGCAGACAAGTGGCAACCACTTGGCAACCATCCGGCAACCCATTGGCAACCACACGGCAACCATCATCAGAAAATGTGTATGCGCCATTGGATTTTATCTTTAATTTTGCCAATTCTTCCTTAAAATTCGTTGGCGTATACCGGTCTTTTCTCAAAGCGTTTGCCATGCGCCAATGCTTAATTACAATCACGCCATTATCAAACTGATAAATGTATCTTTTTTCCAATAGTTGTTGTAAATCAGCCACACTTGCGTGAGCTTTGAACATGGAAACTGATACCTGATTGCAAAATCCGTCATCATCAGCAGACATAGATAAATGCAAATATAAGGCTTGCGCACTTGATGATAAAGCCATGAAATTATCATCATCAGTGACTTTTTTAGTGAACATTCTACGTTCTGCCATTTTTAATCTCCTATTTTCTTCAAGTTTCGATTGATGTATTTTAATCTTTTTCCTCGTTGTTTATATTGTTATACCTCTTTCTCAACGTGTTCTGCACCTTGTTCATACCCTTGAAGCCACCGACAATAAAAGCTATCTCTGCTCTATTTTCCGTTGCTTTTGTTTCCGCTTCCATATCGTGTAGCCCGTACTCTACTTGAATAATTTCATTTGCAGTAATTCTTTTCAGGATTTCTTCACATTTCTTCTTGCTTAAAATCTTCATTCTGAACCACCCACTTTCTTTCCTTTTAAAATTTCATCCAAGCAGGCATTAAAACCCTTATTCTCAATCAATGGGACTTTCCATGTCCCTTTCACAGAACCTTTGCACTTCCGTAGTTCAAACTCTTCTTTCTTCTTCGGCAGTTCCCGAAGAGGACACCACTCCGGTTTTTCAAATATGTCAGAATTAACTTCTTTTGCTGTCTCATATGCCTGACATGTTGCTCTGTCTTCCCCATCGTCAATATGACATAAATTACAGCCAAAACACGATTCCGGCATATCCATAACCAATACTGCTTTAGCCATCTACTTCACCCGCTTTCAATAAATCCATAAACTTCTCATACTGTTTCTGTGACACCTTGTTGTGCTTCTTATCGTCTCTGATTTCGATTTTAAGGTGCTTTTCGGCAATAGACGATAATTCCCTTGCTAACACTTTTTTGCCTTGCTGTATGCCTTGCATATAGCCTTTAGGTGCTTTTCTCTCGCCTATCGAACCACTAGCACGATTCTCTCCTTGACCCCCTAAACTGACGTTTCTAAGCTGATAACCTTTATCGGCATATAGCTTGATGTAATACTTCTCTTTCTCATCAAGCTGACTTTCGGGAAAATTCAGAAATTCAACTCGCCAACCATAAGGATTTTTCTCTTTGTCATACAGCTTATGTTTGCGTAAACTAAGGTCTATATGCTGTTCATAACCTACAAGGTGGCTTGCCAATCTACTAAGCGTATGTACCGCCTGCCCGACATACGCATACTTAAATCCGTTTTCATCTTCTCGGAGTAGGAAGTATATTCCGCTTTTGTCATTCAGTTTTGGGTTCAGTTTCAACAGTCGCTTTTTGTTTTCCTGTTCAATTGCCTTGGCTCTTGCTATGTTTTGATAATTCAAGAGTTGCCACCTGCCTTTACTATTTCCACAGCTTCTTCAAAGCACTCATCTATCAAAGCTTGAAAACCAGGTGCCATAAATCTAAATCCCGGTATTCTTTTTATTGCCAAATCAAGTGCAGTCTTTGAAGTCAACTTTAATTGTTCCACAACTTTGTCTACATCATAAGCGGTCGGCTGATTATTCAGCCATGCTTTAACGATACAATTGTTACAGTATTCGCCTTTTTGCAATTTAGGACACAACGCATTGCAATAATTCTTCATTGCTGTGCTTCTGCTTATTAAATCACTCATTCTTACCACCTGCCTTCACTATCTCGATTGCCTTATCAATCCACTTAACATCAGCGTTCATATTCTCATATAGCATATAAGCCTTAGTTTCTTTCAACTGCTCCACAACCTTGTCTACATCATAGGCGGTCGGATATTCTTCTAGTAAATGCAATACTGCATTTGTATTTACTAAAGTTCCATTGCTTAAAGTGACCGATTTTAAATCTTTCTTTAGTGCGTCCACGTCAATCAATCTCATTCTTATCACGCTCCAATAATATACATTCAGTTTCAAAGAGCTTTTCAGATATATCTTTTGAATTAACTCTGCTCTCAAATTCCTTGATAAAATCTCTGTATGCCTGTTTTCTAACTTTTCGGTCATGCTCGGTACAATCAAGCTCATCGAATGAGATATTGATTTTTCTGATAAAACTGTAACTTGATTTATCAGAATTGATATTCATGTATCTTTCAGTGCATACTGGCATAATGCCATTTTTCTGTAGCAGTTCTGTAATCTGAAATACAAACGCTCTTACAACTGCAATATCTTTTTGCTCCGACATATCCTTTGCAATGTTCGCAAATACTTCGTTTGTATAATCCATTATTTTCCCTTTCTAGGACAGCCGTTATTGACTGCCCTATAATCAACCGACTTTTAGTTAAATGGTAATTCCTCGTCAATACCATCAGGGATTGACATAAAGCTATCATCGGGTTTTGGCTGTGGCTCTGCACTGCTGCTACTTGAATTTTTACTGTCGCAAAACTCCAACTTAGATATGTTGCAATCGTTGGTGTAGACTGTGTTTCCGTCTTTATTTTTGTAACTGCCTGTAGTCCACTCACCGATAACTGCTATCTTTGAACCTTTAAATACGTGCTTTTCTACTGTTTCAGCTATTTTGCCAAAAGCCACGCAGTTAATGAAATTCGCCTTATCGTCTTTCTTCTTAAAATTCTTATCAACAGCAAGTGTAAATCTTGCTATTGCCATTGCATTTTCGCCCTGTGAATATCTAATCTCAGGGTCCCTAGTTAATCTGCCGATTAATGTTACAATATTCATTATTTTTCCTCACTCTCTTCTATTTCTGCATTATCTACTGCGAGTGCTAAAAATTCGTCAAATTCATCTATTGTAATATCCCAACTGTCGCACCAGTCGTACAATGATATTCTTTGGCACTCTTTTTTAATTGCATATGCTATTGTTTCTGCTGTTGATTTCTTCATCTATTTTTCCCCACTTTCTTCATTACTGCTTCTTTTCTCTCTTAATCGCCTCATCAATATGCTCCTGACAAGCTTTTATACAATCTTCTTGAGTTTTAAATTCTATCTCATTCCATAAGCTGTTGTATCTTATATCTCTTTCATCATTAGAATCTATGCAGTAATACCAACTATCTAAATTTGATGAGTAATTTATATGGCATTCAAACTTTTTGTACTTGCCTTTGTAGAATTTACTACTATCAAATCTTCCTGTAATATCTTTAAGTCTCATATGTTGCCCTCTCTTAATTACCTTCTTTCTCTTTCTTTTTGACTTTTACAAGACGGTCAGCAATAGCTTCTTTAATAATCAAAGTATTGTATCTTTCAAGGCTGATTGTTATTGTTTTATCCTCATACTCTCTTGTATTTCCTAAAATATCTTTGTATTTAGCCATACAATCTCCTTTCCACCTTTATTATCTTTCTTGTTTCTCATATTCTTCCATAGTTGGTCTTTTCCCATCTAAATCGTTCCAACTGTAAAGCTTGTGATTTTCGTCTTGCCATTGACTTTTGTAGCAATTTCTGCAACTACATCTTCCGCTTAGCCAACGCATTTCTCCGTAATACTCTGGTTTCCCACAATGCTTACAAATTATAATTTTATCCACATCTTTCTCCTTTCTAAAACGGGCACTCATTGGGATTAGCAAGTACCCATTCCTTGTTGCACTCTGCAACATCCACATTCGCCCCACAAGCGACTTTTTTCATCTTCTCGATAAAACTATCTCTATCAGCATTTTCACTTGATAAATGGCACATTATTACATTCTGCAAGCCATCTGAATAATTCGCCTTAACAAAATCGCAAGCCGTGTCAATGGATAAGTGACCTCTGAAAACGTGGTTAGCTTTACCTGTGTTGTCTCTGTCGATTAAATCCTTGTCATAGTTCACGCCTAAGAGAATGTGGTTTATGTCTTTAAACTTCCACTTGATTAATTCACAATCGGTTATGTAAAGCGTTCTTCCCATTTCCTTGTGAGTAATCAGAAAGCCGTATATCGGGCAAGGTGTTCCGTCTGCATTAGTATGTGTCCAGCTTCCGTCTATTGTTGTTAAATCAAAGGGTTTTACTGTAAATTCGCCCATATTCATTGATTTACAGCTATCGCCTAAATATGGGGCAAGTATCGGTATTCCCATTGGCTTAAAATCGTTTAATGACTTGCTATGGTCTAGAGGTGGGCATGACTTATTATCATGCCCCTTATCCCCCTTATATGCCAATCTAAGCCTTTTTTAATCTCCTTAATCGGTATTCCACAATCAAGGATAAGCGTTTCTCCACTGTTGGAAGTTAGCAGATAGCAATTACCGGCTGATGATGAGCCTAAGCATTTTAATCTCATACTCACACCTCGATTTCATCATCCTGTGGGAACTGAAAGATAGCATTGTTGATAAAATCTACTTTTGACGGCTGATTTTCTGTTTGCACCATAATGCCACATTTCTGTAATCTTCCAAATTCCTTTGCCACATCTTCTGAAATATCAACATTCTGCATTACGATAGGCATACCAATATACGTTTCTCTTAACATTTCCATAGCCTTAATTGCCTTTGCTTCGGTGGAATAAGTTGCAATAAGACTGTTCAGAAACACTTCCGGCGGTTCTGCGACATTTTTAACCGCAACAATTCCATAATTCCCGCCACTACTATTTAATATTGAAAAAACAAAGTTTTCATAAGAAACATCTGTTTTTCCTGTCTGTGAAATTACTCTCATATCAGCTCTCCTCACTCTGCATGAATGGTGGTAGTTCCTCTGACTGCTTGTCGGCTGTGTCAGTCGGCTCTACATCAATTATGTTGTCCTCGTCAAAATCTACTGTGTTTGCGTTCTGCTCAATATCATAGGCAACATCCTGTTCGAGCATTTCATCGTGGCTGATTTCCTCGTAATCATCTTCTTTACCAAAACCGCTATGAGTATTGTTGATAGCTTTGAGAAGTCTATTTTTAACAGTTTTCATAGCCATCTGGTCTGCGAATTTCTGATGAACTCCGTTTCCGGTCTCCTTATATCCATATCCCTGTTTCCAAGCTGTCTTTATCTGTGCCATAGTCATAACTTCTGCAATCTTCTCACCATTTCCCATAATTGCTACCGCATAAGCACCAACAATCTTATCATTGTCGATATTCTCAAAGCTCTGTTCGTGGCAATCAATAATTGTCTTTGCATCCTCTTTGTGGTACTTGAATACATCCCCTTTATAAATAACTGATGCATTAATGTCTTTAAGCCCATATCTTCTAGCAAGACAAGTTGCACCATAAACAGACGGCTGACAGCTTAATTTGCCCGCATAAGCGACTGGGTAACACTGCTTCTTTCTTATTGATAATCCGTCTGTCACCATTTCGATAAGTGCATTTTCAATACTTGCCCTTGTGCAACTCTGTAATACAGGCTTCTTATTCATATCCTGTGTGTCCTGTAAAATAAGCATTGCTGACATAAGCTCGTTTGTGTAGTTGTAATCTTTAGGGAATGTTAAGCCAAATTTCTCTTTCTGCTTGATTTTCACAACCATTCCCTCTGTAAAATCTTTTGCTACAAGCTCTCTGCTTTCAGCTTCTTTCTTTTCCGCAACTGCTGTATTCTCTGCCATAATTAATCCTCCTAAATCTCATTGAAAACCTGAACCGCAAACAGTTCATTAGGTGTCTGCTTGAATAAAACTCCGTCAGATATGACTGTATACATATATCCGTCATACTTAAGTTCTACAGTATGCTTCTTACCGCCCATGTAATAATTTCTCTTCTTAATACTCATGCCTATACCTCCTATAATCCAAGTAACTTTTTGAGCGTTTCTCTCGCTCTCTCGGCTTCGTCTTTCAGCTGTTCCTCACTTTTATCAGCAAGCCTAATTACCATTTTGTACTCTTCCTCTGAAAGTTCCTCTTTAAGCGCACGTAAAACAGTAACTGCCTCTGCCATAATATTGCTTCTTGTACCTCTAAATGTAACTTCTCCGTCTTTTGCTTTAATCATTTCTGTTCCTCACTTTCTTCAAACTCTTTTAACTGTTCTGCCAACTTCTTGCACTCCTCTGCCACATATTCTTCTGTGCGAACTATCGTGCCATCAATGCGAAATCTGTCTTCGCACTCAATCTTCATAGCAAGATTTTCTCTGTAATTAGGAAATCTCTCATAAGCGAGTTTAAGCTCTTTTGCGTCATCGCAATGTGCGCAATCAAAACCAAACCACCATAAATCACTTTCTACCGGATAGTTTGAATTTTCTCCACCATCCGCAAAGGTAATACCGCCGTGGCATAAAAAATATGCTTCAATTCGTATTCTTTCGTCTTTATCAAGGCAAGCTCCAAGTAAAGGGAAAATACCGCTTATTTTTCGGTCTCCGACATCTGCTTTCTTAATTTCAAGATAGTCTGAATACTCTTTACCATATAAAGGGTGGTTTTTGGGAATGCCTACATATCCGCACCTATGCCCCATCACATTGAATGTAACGACACACTTATATCCTGCGTGTTCAAACTCTTGTTCTACAATATATCTATCATTCTTCATATCACACCGCCTCAATCACAAGCTCTTTGTCCTGTGTATGTTTCAACAAGATTAGCTGGTTATCAATCTGTGGTATTCTCCAATCATCAACGCTCTCTGTATCATCAATAATAATTGGAAAATTAACGTTTGCCACTTTCTGAAAAGCTCGGCATATGTCAACTTCCGTCAATATTCTTGCACCATGATTGAGATTTCTCGCATATGCTTCACCATTGTAAACAAAGTCGCAGCACTCCTCGGTATCACCATTTAAGAGTGGTCTAAACAGCTTTGCTGTGGCAAAATTCAGATACTTATTAACATCAGCCTGTAAGAGTTCATTCTTCTTGCGAGTAAACTCTTTGAGCAAGTCAAGCTTTCTTTCCCAATCGGCAATCTCCTGATTGAGGTCGGTTCTCTTTGTTTCAAGGTCGGCTATGCTATCATCTATACGCTTGTTATTTGCCACACCAAGCTCAATCTTTGTATCAACTGATGAAACTTGCCTTAACAGTTCGTTTCGCTCGTTTTTGAGCTTTCTAATAAGTTCTGATGTGTCGTTTTCATCTGCAAGAGCTTTCTCTTTTTCCTCGATTTTAGCCTTAAGTGCCTGATACTCACTGTTGCCTGTCATGTCAACATCAGTAGGTAAGTCTCCAAGCTCTTTAGTAACAGCATCATGTCTTATTGTTAGCTCTGCAAGTTCTACTTCAAGGTCGGCTATTTCTTTCTTCTTATCCTCAATAGCCTGTTTAAGCTCCTTGCTATCGTTTGACAGTGCATTGCCCCTATCTTCAAGCTCTTTAAGGTTCTTTGCTTTTCGCTCGTCAAAGTCAGTTCTCATGCTCTCTATCTTATCTTCCGGCAACTTCTGACCGCACATCGGGCAATTAACACTGCTTTCATCAAAGGCAAGTTCCTTTGCTTTTTTCCAATCAGCACGTACCTTTTCTAGGTTCTCTGCGCAAAATCTAACCTCTCTTTCAGAGTTTTCAATGTTAGCTTTTTTAGCTCTTATCATTGACTCTGTTTTGCGGATTGAAGCATTAAAATCATCAATCTGTAACTGTAGCTCCATGCGCTTCTTCTGATTGTCAGCGTTAGCCTTTCTCTCCATGTCTGAAAGCTCAAATTTAAGGTTCATAATGTCCTCTGTAGCTTTCTGCTTGTCCTCTAAAATCTTGTTGTAGTCAGATAGCTTATCTTCAATTTCCTTAAGCTGTGGCTCATAGGTTTTCTTCTGTAGTTCAAGCTCTGCAAGGTCTGTATACTCATTGGTGGAATGGATTGTATCAATCCTTGTTGAGATTTCGTCTCTTTCCTTGACAAGTCCTTTTGAGCCATTCCTACCGCCTGTGCCGTTTAGCTTGCCACGACATACTTTTTTGAGCTGGTCAACATCGCCATCGTCAAACATCGGCTTAAGTTCAGCAAACTGTGGAAACATATCGCAGATTTCCTCGTCAGTACGTGTACCAAAATAGCTTGCAAGTGCTAATCTCTGCTCTGCCTGTGACTTGTTAAGTAACGTCATGGCATTTAAGCAAAATGGTAATACTCCAAGCTCTGCCATGTTGTCATTGATGTACTGATTGTAGTCAGCCATTTTGTATGGCACATCATTGATTGAATAATCAGTAACACTGCCTGTAATCTCGCCCTTTTTGTTGCGTTTCTGTCTTGTAACCTTTTTCAGAGTCTTTTCTTTTCCGTCAATTTCAAAGGTAACAGCCCTTGCAATGTCAACATCGTCAATCTCAACTCCGTTTTCATCATGCGGTCTTATGCCTGTAATCTCTCTGTCGTTCTCATCGTGACAATTCAGCACATCAAGAATAATTCTCTTAACTGTTGATTTGCCGACTTCATTCTGACCGGACAATACAGTTTTCATTGAAAAATCTGTGTCTAGTGTGTTTTTGCCATAGAATTTACAAAAATTCTGCGCAAAAATGTGTGTAATCTTCATTGCATTTCCTCTCTTTCTATTATTTGTTTATGGTTTTTAGAATCAAATTTCCGTGTAGGCTCGATTTTTTAACTACTCTTAAGTATGAGTCCGACTCTGATACAAAAAGCCACTCACTAGCCACGTAATGAGCCTTATTGAGCAATAGCTTCTGCTCTCTTGTTAATGGCTTCAATCTGTATCTTGTATCGCCTAACCTAATTCTTCTTACATTGTCGCTCATTTAGCTTCTCCATTTCTTTATCTAGTAACGCTTGAAAGTCAAACGATTTGTTTTTGTGCCGTTTAGCTCGATATAATTCTTGTAGGTAATCGTTAGCACTCTGACGCTTCAATTGGCTACCAATCGCAGTAGATATCAAGATTTCCATTTCCGCTACCCTTCGTCATATACAATCCCTTGTATGCCAACAGGAGTATCAACTACAGTTCCGTGTGGTAAATCATCACTTGCAATCACAACGTATTCGTTTTCATCTACAACAAGCCCATGCTCATTTAAATGTCTGCCCGGAATATTTAGACCGCCTCCAGGTAACACCCTCTGTGAGTACCACGTATAAGTGTAATCGCCATATCGCACTCGCCCTAGCTTCTTAAACCGGCTACAACTATATTTCTTACGGCAAGTTGGAACTGTTGGTTCTACATAGGTCTGCTCAACTACAACCGGCTCATTCTGAACCACTGTCGGTTCAATCTTCCCTAGCATTACATCATTTAAATAGGAAGAAACTCCGGCTGTCAGCTCAACTTTGCTATCTGCTTTCGCTGCTATTGGCTTTAAGGTCATAGTTCCAATTATTAAAGTCGATAACATCAATATCCTTTTTCTTCTCATGCGGTTCGCCCTCCTCTATGAGACATATTGCAATCAGTATCAGCCAAAATACTGTTACGATTGCTCCAACGATGATACTTGCTGTCTTAATTCCGTATGCCACCGATAATCCAAGGAAAAACGCAAATGCTAATGCTCCGAAAATCGAATAGCCGAAACCGGTGTAGAATTTCTGCTTTAAAGTTCTTTTTCTCATACAATCACCTCACTATGCAAAACTCTGTTGAGCGTTTGCGTCCTGAATAAGCTCATCAAGGTACTTAGGCACGACATAGCAATCAATAAACTCATGCACATCGTCTATATATTTCCTCTTGATACTCTTATAAGTAGAAACACAACCATACTCACGCTTTAACTGTGTCCATATATCAGAAAATGTCTTATGCCTTATACTGTTATCCCTGTATGCTTCGCTCTGCTTGCCACCAAGGATATTTACAACTCTGCGCTTAACATGCTGTTGTATCTCGTCAATATCGCAGCTGTAAAGTGGTACATTTTCCTTAAGCTCGCTCACATCATCTTTGATGTCGTTTACTTTCTGCTCCAATTCTGTATAGCCCTGTGCCAAAAGCTGTATCTGACCGCCTGTTGTCTTTGGCATACCATAACTGCCTGTTTTTCTGATTGACGGAAGTACCTCATCCATTACCCACCGCTCAAATCTCTCTGCACTAGGCAATTTTGATTTCATAATGAGTCGGTAAATATCACCCTCTGTTATGAATAAAACATCTTGATTTCCACTATTGGTAGGGATGTTCCATTTTAGAACCCCCTTACAATGAGTCTGCACCGCCTTATGAGGTATTGCATATCCTAACGCTTTTGCAACATCACTTCCGGCAAAATATGTCTTATCGTCTTTAGTGATAGTTCTAATTTCTCCGAACTCTTCATTGTTGAAAATTTGTAAATCGTTCATGTTTTCTCCTCTCTACTCAATAAAATAAGAAACTTCTACGCCAAAATAATTAGCAATCTTAATTAGCTTGTCTGTTTTTGGCATTGATTTTCCCGACTTCCAATCTGAAAAAGTACTTCGTGCCATTCCGAGTTCCTCCGACAGTTTGTAAAACGAAACGTTTCTAGCTTTTATGAGCGTATCGAGTTTTTTAAAGCTCGCCTGTCGTTTTTTCTTATTCAATTTCCCATCTCCTTTCTTGACAATAGTTAGGAAATCCGTTACAATAAAAAGCGCCATATTAGGCAAAATACGCTAGGAGGTAAAAACCTTGAAAGCAATTTTGATTTTGCCTGTTCCATATTTGCGAGGTCGCATTTAAAATGTAGCAATCGGTGTAGCGCATTTTGGGCAGTAAAGCTCGATAAAAAATCATGGCTGGCATTTCCGGTAATATGCCGTGCTACGCTAGATACTCCTCTCAATCCGTCAGCTAATGGCAATTAGACTGCTGAACTTAAACTGCATAAGTGACGGAACATTTAAAGAAGCATTGGTACTACACAGTGCGTCGAAAGACTGCAAAATGTATGTGGTGTAAAAAATAAGGCAACGGCTGTTGGTGGTAGTACGCTAACAGCTTTTGTTTTTTAGTTCAAAAATCCTAACTATGTCTTGATAAAAATTAGAAAATCGTGTATACTATGAATTGTCCAGAAACATAATATTATTTTTTCTCAATTTTATTTTTTATTGAGTTGAGATTTCCTAACTTCTTTTTTTATTCTACATTAGGAAGTCTTATTTGCTGTCTCTTATACACATCTGACGCTGCCGACGAAGGCTTAGGT